ACCATGCACGACTCCGACGCCGCGATAAAACGCCGGGCACGCGAGCCCGTCTCCGTCGCCGGTTGGGCTGGGGAGAAGTTGCATCGCAAAGTCTTCTTCGCCGTCCTGCTGCCTGGCGACAGCCTGCACGCCATCGGCGCCACCGGCACGCTCTCCCGGCAGCAACGCCAAGACCAGCGCAGCGTGAACCGCGAACGATCCAAGCGCGCCGATGGTCCGGCTCATATGCTGGATCCGCGTGTGGATTGCGCCCTGATGGCCTGCTCGATCAGTCGCATCTCACGCTTTGAGACGATCGCGCATCCGCCGCCCTCTGCGCACTCCTTGCCTTGTTTGCTGCCAAGGAGCAGGACGCCCTCTCCGAACATGTCAACCTGTACGGAGCAGGCTGCGAACACTGCGCAGACCATGACAGCAGCGGTCGCCGCCACAGTGATTCCGATGACGGCGATTCGCTTCATGGTGTCGGGCTCCCTACTGGATGAACGAGGCGGCCGGAGTTGCCGGCTTGGCGCAGAGAGAGTCCGCATCGCGGAAGCGCCGCACCACTGAGGCATGCACGTCGGACGGGCCGGCGAGCTTGTCGTCGATGTGCGCGGTGCTGTCTCGGTGCTTGCACATCAGCACCGGCTCTCCGCCGATGCCGTAGCCGTTGAGAGTGCCGCAGCCGGCAAGAGCGAGAGCGGTAAGGATCAACAGGCGTCGTCTCATCGGTCGTCCTCCTGACCAATCCTTGTCGTCCACCGCGGTGGAACAAGGATGCGGTCGTTATCGACAGGCTCCATCGGTTGCGTCTCTTCGAAGCCGGTCGGGAATTGCTTGATGACCCGCAGAAGCGGAATCACCAAGGTCGCGACAACGGCGTTGATGGCGGCAAAGACGTTCGGCGAGAGGTTGGCACCAAGCCCCCACCAGTCCGCGGCATAGGCGGTGTCGAAGAAGCCGAGCAGCACCGCCGCGACCACGCAGTACATGCGGTGCGCCTTGCCGGCGTTGCTGACCAGCCTCATACGACAGGCTCCACTTCAACGGAGTCGCTACCCACTGACGGCCATAGCGCCATATCGGCAAGCAGCGCCTGCCAGTAGCCTGGAGGCACCTCGACCTTTATGTCCGAGGGCGCCGGATACGTCGGGAGCGGCCCATGCGAGACCGCAGGCTCAACGCCGACGACTTGCGTGGACCAGTGCTGCGTCATGGCTCAGGGAGCCGGCTCGGCGTCCGGGACCAGCGCATCGATGCCGGCGACACGGGCAGCCACCGCAGCGAGCGCGGCGTCCACCTCGGGGGTGGTCTGGCCGGCGGCGGCCACGGCATCCTTCAGCGCGGCGACTTCGGCAATCAGGGCCTCGGTCTCGGTGCCGACTTTGGCGACGGCGGCATTCAGGGTGTTCAGGGATTCGAGCAGTTCAGCTTGGTTCATGGAAACCGTCCTAGACAGTTGGTGGATGGAATCGAGGATTGGGGCTAGGAGCCACGAGCGCATGACTTCGGACAGGCTCACTTCTTCCCTTTCAGGCGGTCGCGCACCAGGAAAAACCATTGCGTGCCCGCGTAGCCGGCGACGACGAGACCGGAAAGAATCGCCACCATCACCTGCACGTCGGCCAACTTGACTGCGCCGAACCACGCGACGATCGAAACAAGGGTCTTGGCGACGAGGCCGAAAGTCGAGTCGTGGTGCTCAGTCATGATCCGTACACCACTAGGCTAAAGACGCCATCGGCCGCGATGCTGGCGTCGGTGAATAGTTGAACGCGAATTTGGTTTGTACTGACCAGCAGCACACGGCATGCGTTTTGCGCCTGTCCGGTCACGATCGCGCGAATCTTGTTCTTGGCTGTTGCGAACGGGTGGGATGCGATGATGGACACGTCGCCTACCCCGTTCCGATAGATCGTCAACCCGGGGTCGTTGCTGTCAGTGATGGAGCCCGCGTCTGTCGTGTCTCCACACATCACGAGGCGAGGGGATGTCTTTCCACCACGGAACTCGGTCCCGGTCACGCACTTGTCGCCGGCCGCGCCGCCGTTCACGCTGTTGTCGTAGAAGGCAACGGCGCCATTCCCAGGGAGGGTTCGCGAGAGAGAGACCGTATCGAACAGCACGTAAGTCGCGCCGGATTTCGCTATCTCGTTGCGAGTCATGACGAGACCCTTTGTCGTCCCGTCAAAGGCGCCCTGAACAAGCCGGTCGCAGTTGTTGTTCGACCAGTTGACGCCGGTCATGTCCACCGGAGTCGTGCACAAGCCAAGCTCGACTAATGCACTCGTGGCATTGTTGCCTTCGAACCAGTTCGTGCCCTCGAACTTCAGTGCCTGGATGTTGTTCGTGCGGATCTGCACGCCGCCGAAGCTGAAATCGTTGTCGCGCAGAGTCCAGCCGGTGCCGCCGCTCAAGTCGCATGCGACCGCCGTCGCTGATGTCAGGTTGCCGCAGCCATCAAAGACGCAGCCCTCCAGAACGTTCAGGTTCGTATAGTTGCTAGTCAGCGGACAGACGAATGACCTGAGACCACAGAAGGAGCCTTCGCCTATTGCAGGCTTGGCGATTACCTCACTGTAGAAGCCGAATGTGCATCGATCTATGTGCGCGTAGATGCAGTCAGCGTTGATGCCGAAGCCGCCTGTCGCGTAATCGAAGTCACAGTTTTTGACCAGCGGGCGGATAAAGTAGCCTTGGAACGCACCCGCCGTCGCGGCGATGCCGATGCCTGTGTATCCGGCCGGACCTTGGAATCGGATGTTCTCGACCACGCAATCCGTGTTGAGGTACGGAAACTCAAGGACCGGAACCGCCGCAGTGGCTCGCAGCCGCGGACCGCGCCGGTTGACCCCTCGAATCCTGGCATCCGGGCGGGGGGTCAGCGTTTGGCTGGTGCGGAACAGCCCATCCGGGAAGATTAGGTTGGGCTCTGCGGTAAGCGCGGCCTGGAGCTCTACCGCGAGGTCGTCCGTTGACGTGCCGGCCAGGATGGCCGCCCACTTGGCTGGAGTGACATAGCGCAGGACGTTGACGCCATCAGGTTGAACTGCGCCAGTTCCGCTTTGGGTGTCGTCGTCCGTGACTTCGACCAACTGGATGGCGTAGTGGCGCGGCATGGCTTTCCTGATGGGGCGCCGCGATGGTCTGCGCTGGGTGCTGACAAATTAAGGGTGGAACCTGTCAGAGCGCGGCCGGAAGCGTGAAAATACCGCGTATGCGGCGCGGACCACACCCCCCTTCTGGGGATAGCAAAATGCACCGCTAGCGCCGAAAGTAGCGAGGCCCCGGCAACGACCGCTAATCGCTACCGGAGCCTCTACCACCAACGCCGAAGGAGGGCATCAATGGGTAGCCGTATTTTCCGTATCGCCCCGGTTCTTTCAACCCTCTTGCTGGTGGTTGCCTGTGGTGGAGGTGGTGATGAACCTACCCCTGAGCCGATGGAGTCATTTGCCACCGCTGGGTCAATCGGCTCTGAAAGCGCCATCACCTCCGCGAGCGCCAGGCTCACATCCCTCGCCTACACGAACGCCAGCGCTACCGCCGTCACAGCCCGTATCGACACCACCGGAAGCATCGCGCTCACCGGGACGGCCAGCGCTTTTGTGTCTCACGAATACCGCATCAACGACGCGGCGCCTGTCATCGAACGTCTGCCGGCAGGAACCGGGGTGGCCAAGACCACGTCGGTATCGCTGCCGCCGGGCGCGACGATAGGCATCACTGTCGCCGTCGGCTACACCGAGCCGTCGGGCCCAGTCACCATGACGTGGTCGAACTTCGCAACGCGCCTGACGATCACGCCTTGATGGCGGTCAGGCGCGATACGAAGTTTGTCATGGTGTGAGTCGTTGTCGATGTCACGAAAGAGACTATTCGCCCGCGAACAGTAAAGGTCGCGATCCGGCCATTTGGCACGGAAAGCTGGCGGACCTTTGACACCGTGCGCTCCTCGGTTGAAGTGGGCGGCGCATCAGATGAGATTGGCGTATCGCCATCCAGTCCAAACACTAGCTGCACCACGCAAGTTGATCCGCCGCCGGCCTTTACATCGCTCCCAGTCGTTTCGTGCTGAACAATGATCGTTCGACCGGTGTTGTTGGTGTAACTGAGGCTGGTGATCGTCACGTCCCGAGGGAACGCCGCGCCTCCGCTTGAGTCGTGCACCGTGCTGGCAGCCTCCGCGAAGGTTGTCGTCGTGGCCGACTCGTTGTCCAACTTTGCAGTAGTGACTGCCAGGTTTTCCAGTTGCGTCGTCCCGATCGATGTCGCACCACCAACCGTGTGGGCAATCACCGACCACGGACCCGCCTGACCGGGCCCCATTCCGTTGACAGCACGGACCTTGATGACGAGCCTGTCGCCGTACTTCGGCCCTACAATGTAGGCGCCGTTCGCGTCTCCGGGCTCGTCCTGTCTAACCCACGGGGTTGACCCGTCGCGCCACATAACTTCGATGTGCCCGCCCTCAATCACGTAGCGGTCGGTGGTGCGCGTCCACGTCACCGACACCCGAGGCACCAGTACACCAGCATTCGACTTCAGCGCGGTCGAGCTGCTGCTGGTTGCTGCGAGGCCGCTCAGGGCCGCCACGCTCCACGGACTTGGTAGCGCGGTGTTCGGCGTCGGATCTGCGGTCGCAGCGTCGGCGAGGTCGTAGATTTCCTCCGCGTCCTCCTGCAACGTCAACAAGACCGGCGAGGTCAAGCCGAAGTTCCAGTCCGTGACACGGAACACCTTGTCAACGAAGCCGTACTCCGCCGAGTTGACCGTGATGCGGTCGCCAACCTGCAACGGCCACGCCCGCAGCTTGGCCGGATAGCGGATCACCAGGGAGGAGCGATTGCGCTCCACCATGATGCGGGCAATGTTCCGGCAGCGAGCCGCCCGGTTGGTGAATGGGAGCGTTATGTCGGACCACAACTCCACGCCGTCGGCTGTGACGAACGTGCCGTTCTGGTACGGCGGCCGGAAGTCCACAGGCGTCGCCTTGGGTGTGGCGTAGACAGAGACCGCAGTGTTGTCCGCCACAGCCCTTAGCAGGCCCGGGGACTGGATGACGATGGACCCGGCGCCGGCAATGCCGGTAGTCACCTCGTACAGGTTGTCGTCGCCAGCGAAGGAGACGGAGTTGCCGGCAACGATCGTGCCCGAACCGGTGTCCAGCGCAATGGTGGTCGCGTTGACGGCATGCGAGCCGTTGGCCTGGTAGCCGCTGGCCGTCCCCACAGGCACGGTGTACGGCACGTAGGTGCCGCGCAGGCCGTTGATGAGCTCGTCCATCGGCGCGCCGGCCTGCACGATATCGATCTGCCCATCAAGGTCGTCGTCGGTCAGGCCACCGCCACCAGGAAGGGTTACCGGAGCAGTCCACGCGCCGGCCATGATCTGCCACTTTGCGCCGTAGATGACATCGCCGGCCATCGACTCCTCTAGGTCATCCTTCACCGCCTCCTTCGCTTGGTCGGTGGTGAAGCAGCCGTTGCAGGTAAAGGTCTTGCCGGTGTAGTCGCCGCTGCCGTCATTCAGCGTGATCGATACATCGCAGGCGTTGGCCGCCGCGTTCGTGTAGGTGTCGTCGATGTCCGCGTCGGTGACGTTGTAGCCCCACAGGTTCGTCAGCCAGTCACGGATACACAACGCTGGGTTGTCACTCCATGCAGTTATCCCCGTGCGCGGGTCGTAGACCTTGCGGCCGGATACGTCGAACGTGAAGAGGCTAGTCGGATCCCCCTGGAATCGCTGGTTCTCCAGGTCCATCGTGATCGTCACGTACGTCCGACCGCGGCCACGGTGGAGTCCCGTCCACTCGGTTGGCTTCACGCCGTTCAGGTATGTGTCGACGGTCTGTGAATCGGTGCCGAGATGCTTGCTGTAGCGGATCGTCGGGCGTCCCGCGGACACCGTGTAGTCGACCGTGATCGCGTTGGAGCCGTTAGGATTCGTAATCCTGGTGTTGCCGTTGCTTAGGGTCGGCGTAACGCTGACGTTATCCGACAGCGATGGGTCGTAGTAGTAGCCGTTTAGAACGCTCACCACTGGCTCGGCCACATCGGTGAAACTGCCAGCGGAAACTGTTGTCTTGCGCGTCTCGGTACGAGTCGAGAAGAAGGCGCCGCCAGTGGCCCAGCCGTTGCCGTCAACCGCACCAATCGGCGTGCCCTGAATGAACACCTCGTGGATCGCCTCGCACTCGTGGTGCGCGATCTCAATCACCAGATGCTTTAGCCCGTCAGGGCGCGTGTAGGAGGTGCCATCCTCATTCGTCGCCGTCTTGTCGCTGGTGAACATCGCCACCACGTCGCCTCCGGTGATGCAGCGCCCGTAGATGACGCGCCACGGCGGCGTCGCGCTCAGGATTGTGACGTTGCGGTCCTGAAGGCTAGCAATGCGCTGGGCTCGCGCCTCCGCTGCCGCCTTGCGTGCCTTCTTCCGCGCCCGTGCCGACTGCGAGATTGAGTAGGCGGCGAATGCTATGTAGGCGCCGTAGGTGTAGACGAACGCCGCCGCCGTGCCGCCAATGATTGCGCCCAGGCTGGCAACGAATGTGATCGGGTCGGCCATAGCCGCTGCTGGCGCGAGGCCAAGCGCCAGCGCGATGGCGGTGTGCTTCAGGCGCATGCAAGCCTCCAGGCGTGCGACGCCTTCGCCATCGACTCGAACATGAATCCGCCGTCGGCCAAGAGGAATACCGCCTGCCTGCCGTTGCAGATGCCGACCGCCGCACCATCTGGCAGGTTCATGTGAACGATGTCTCCGGTCTGCGCCAATGCGGAGGGGATCGGCTCGCGGCCGAGGCGCAGCGTCCACGCCGAGAGAAGCGAGCCGCCAAGGTCGCGCAGCAGCCTGCGAGTCGCCATCAGGTCAGGCGTCACCGGCAGCCCTTCCATGGGGTCCGGCTGACCGTTCTCGCGCAGCCAGCCGGCAACGAAGTGGCAGCAGTTCGATCGACCCCAGTCGAATGCTGGGACCGATGCGAGGTAGGCGGCGAGCGAGACCATCACTCAAACGAGGCTTGAAATCGTCTTGATAACCACTGCTGCTGCTTGTCGAGCAACGATGGGATGTACTCGTAGAACTTGTCCCCGATAAACTCGGCCTGCTGCTGGGCATCGCTCAGACGCAACCCCTCGGCGTTGCGCGCACGGGCCATGCCAGCGCGCGTGCACGGCAGAATGATTCGCCCGGTGCTTGGCCCATCCTGCGACGGCTTGCGCTCGATGCGCACCGGCTCCATATAGCCCTGCCAGCAAAGCTTTGGCTCGCCAGCAGGCTGGAACGTCGAATCGATGAACTGGCCGTAGAGGCGCACCGCGCGGCCGCGGTAGGTCGTCGGATCCAGCGCCGCCGCGAGAAACGCGGAGTTCATGACCGGCACAGACAGTGTGATCTTCTCGCCAGCCGTGTTCTCGGAGGCAGACACGGCCGACACCTCTACTCCGCCTCCGCTGGCGATGTAGGTGTTTCCGTTCCACGGAATGGCGACTGCGCTGGTCGTGAAGTACACAGTGCCGCCGGTGAACTCCAGTTCAACCAGCCAGTGGAACCCCCTCGCTGTCGAGGCCGCCGTGGCTTCGGCAACGCTGTCGAGGTCCAGGCTCACGCACTGGCCTCCAGAGCGGCCAAGCGCGCATCGAATCCTCGCGCGATGAACAGAAGCAACTCATCCGTGCGGAAGGCATAGCGGTCGCCACCTGGCACACGCTCGGTCCAGGCGTCTTTCACGTGCACTCGAACCGGAACGCCGCGCGCATCAACGAGCGCGTCGTGCGGCTTGGTTTCCTCTTGGTGCTCAATGACTCGCTCAGTCCATGCGTCGTGACAAATAAAGCCGTATGCAAACGGGTCGAGCCCGTTCGCTGTCATGATGTCCATCGCACGCTGAACCGTCATGCCAATGTGCAGGCGTGCGCCACCACCCTTCTTGGCGATTGCGTCCAGGAAACGAAACGTCCCAAGCTCGCCAGCGATCTGCCTAGATGCGGCAATCTCGTTTGCGGTCATTGGCGCAACAGCAGTCTTCTCGCGGGCGTCCGATGTGTTGATCGACCCGGTTCCGGCGTAGACCGTAGACCACCGCTTCGAGGCGGTGCCCAGGGTCTGCGTGTTGTCCGTACCTGTCTCGATGTGCCCTGTCGTGCCAACAGAGATCCTCGTGGCTGAGTTGGTGATGACGGTGAACGGGTGGTTCGAAATGGTGCCTGTGTACCCGCTCGTCCCGCTGTCGGCCGCTGTCTCGACAATCGCGCCGCCCGTTGATTCGGCACGGAAGCGCGGCGTAGCTGCGGCTCCCTTGATGTGCATCATGACGGCCGGAGTTACACCGATGCCGAGACCGGTGGCGTTGAATCGCGCCAACTCAGCGCTGGCGATCGAAACCGTGACGATCCCGCCAGCCGAAGACCCCGTGATGAATGCAGTCCCGGCGCCCCACTTGATCGACGTGGAGTCGGTCGAAAGCGTCAGGTTCCAACTGCTGTCGATGACGAACTTGGCGTTTGAACCTGTGTATCCAGCAAAGGCGCCATAGGCGGGCGTCGTCCAGAGCTCGCGTAGCGAGTAGTTCTCGTGCAGCATCGACTGCAGCGGCGAGATGGTCGATGGGCTGGTAAGGGTGGTTTCGCTCATAGCATCAGGCCGAGAAGGTTTCGACGAAGTCGGCCGCAGCACCACCGGAACGGCGGTAGGCCTGTGTGCTGTACTTCCAACGCGGAGCGCCCTGCATGCGGTAGTACGCAAGAGGCTTGACGATGGTCACTGCCGTCCCTTGTGAGAACGCTCTGCGCGTCGGCGGCTCAAAGGTGACGGTGATGTAGTTCGCGTCGATCCACGAGAACGAAGTCCAGGTGAACGACGTCCAGGTGAACGCTCCGCCGGAACCGGACGGATCTGCGTCGACAACTACCTTGGCGTGATGGCTCGTACCGACGCCGCTGCCGATCGTGAACAGGTCCCCAGCATCGAACCCGAGCGCGTTCACATCAGCGCCGGTAAGGACCATCGATGTCGCGCCGGCCGGCACATCTCCGACCAGCTTTAGGGTGCCCGTGATGCCGCCGGCCGGCTCGGTGCGGATCGGGTCGTAGATGGCGGCCACGTTGACGCCACCGCGCAGTTGCAGCAGGAATGCTTCAATGGCCCCGGACTCAGCTAGCGTCCGGTGCTCGCCAAACGTCACGCTTTGGGACCAGCGCGGCGGAGCCAGAAGGCGGGCCGCCTCGTCTCCGGTGGAGTCGCTGCGCTCCATGGTGTCGAAGCGAAGTTGACCCGGCGCCCAATCGACCACGAGCGCCGCGACCGTCGCCGACATCGTGATGACGCTCATGCGGACACCCCCGATGCTCTGAGGCGCTGCCACAGGCTGCGGTCATAGGCGGCCAGCATCTCTGCCGTCTGCTGCTGTGTCTTGGCAACATCAGCCGTGCCGTCGATGTAGATCGTGCGGTTGTCGGTAATCGACGGGGCGCTGCTCATCGCGCCCGGGCGGTTCAGCGCGGCGGGGATGATCGCCTCACCCTTGTGAACCTTTGCCACCATGTCGCGTGGTACGAACGGCGTCCCAACATCGAACGACGGCAGGCCAAAGAACGTGGCGATACCACTGAACAAGGCGCCAAGTTGGCTTCCGCCGCTAGATCCGCCGCCCTTCTTGAAGATAGCGTTTCCGATGTCTGCCGCGATGGCTTCAGCCACCATGCGCTTGAGCAGATCGCCCCAACGCTTTCCGATGTCGTCGAAGTCACCGCCGAGCGCGTCTACGATCGTGTCGCCCAGCGCGTCCTGGATGTTGCGCTGCGCCTGATCGGCGAACGTGCTCATCTCGCGCGTCGTCTCTTTGAACTTCTCCGCCGCGTCCAGCTCGGCTTCGTGCCGCTTTTGGAGGTACTCTGACGTCGCGTTGAGTTGCTCGTCTTGCAGGGACTTCTCGTATGCGGCGGCCTTCTCGATCTCTTCGAGCTGCTCGGCGCGCAGACGGTCATCCTCGGCGGCGGCGAGTGCAACCTCCGACAGCCGAGGGTCGCTCGGGGTGATGCGAACCTGCTTCGGTGCCGTCCCACCAACGGCTTTTGGCTTCTCCGGGATGGGCGGGAGAGTCGGCTTTGCTCCTAGGTTGGACAGCCGGCTAGCCTGCTCATCGCGAGCCTCGCGCCTTGCCTCTGCAATCTCTGCTCGCTTCGCGGCCAACTCAGCCTGTTTCGCAGCCAAGTCACGCTGGAATTGCTCTCTTGCCTTTGAGTTGAGTTCAGGACGGCTCAACGCCTCTTCCAGCGTCTTGATGTCCTGCGTCAGATTGCGAATCTGAGAGGCGTCGCTTGGCGTATAGAACGCCTTGACGTTGTCGCGATAGATGTCGAAGAGGCTCTTGCCTTCTTCGCGCGCCTTCCTGAATCGATCGATAGCGTCGTTCAGGGACGAGATGAGCGGGCCGGTTATCGCCCGAGCCACATCCACGCTGTTCTTTGAAAGCTCTGCGAGTTGCTGGTTAAACTTCTCTGCAGCCTCCGCTTCCGCTGTCGTCACCTTCGCGACAAGCTCGCTTTTCTTGGCAAGGTCGGCTAGGAACGGAGCAACCTCTTGGATTGACTTGCCGAACAGCGATTGAACGATGCGCGCCTTGTTGCCGTCGTCAGCAAAACGCGACAGTGCGACCGCCGTTTGCCGCAGCGCCTCCGCAGGGTCTATCCGCTTCAGTTCCTCGGCGTTCAGTCCGATGCGCTTGAGAATTTCGGCCGTATCGGATCCAGGCTTCGACTCGGATAGCACGCGGTTGAACTTGACTACCGTGCCGGCCATGTTCTCGAACGATGTCCCGGTGCGCGCTGCAACGTCCTCCAGCGCAGACAGGTTCTCGATGCTCGCGCCCGTCGCGTCCTTCAGGTCGTTGAGCTTGTCGATGCCGTTGACCGTCTCACGCACGAACGCAGTGAACGTCCCGGCAGCAAAGCCTGCGCCGAGGAAGCCGCCGAAGCGGGCAAAGCCAGAGTTGGCCGCCTCCGCTCGCTGCTCGATGGTCGCGAGTCCGCGCTTGGCGCTCTCGAACGCCGCCTTGGTCCGGTCCTCCGCCGATAGGACGATCTTGGCGTCGTTAGCCATGGATCACCCCTTCTTGACCGCCAAGCAGGCGGCACACTGAAGCGTGTCTGCTTGCTGTGGTGCGCCGCAGCCTGCACATCGGCAGCGCCACAGTTTCGGCGGCGGCGGCTGCCGTGTCGACGGTGGCTCTTGGCGCTCGAACGCCTCCTCCATGGCAGAGAGTTCCGCCGCCAGCAACCGCTTGCGCAGTGCCGCCGTCTTGTCCGTCGGCTTGGGTTCCTCCTGCTCCGTCCACGGGTCCGGCGGCATGAAGTCCTTCGCTATGAAGGCACGCTTTTCCGCATGCTCGTAGCGCCCGCCGTTCTGAGTGGCGGCCAGCAATTGGGCATGGCGGAATCGGTCCCACTCCGGGCCGATCTGCTCTGCATCCATCCATGCCGTCCACTGGGCGAGTTCCTTTCCATTCATCCGCTGTTGCAGCTCGGCCACCGTGCATCGAAGGTGGGACGCGACTCGCATCTGCGCCCGCAGCGCGGGGTGATCGGTCAGGTTTTTTTTTCTGCCCCAACCGTCGCCGCAGCGAACAACTCATATCCCTCGGGCAGGTGCTTCGCGCACCAGATGCGCCACTCCTGCTCGCTGTAGACGGGCTGCCGGTCATCCGCCAGCACGCATCTAGCAAGCACCCACGGCAGAATCACGTTCATGCGCCGAGCGTCTGCCTGCGCTTCCGTCTCGCCGTCCAGCAGCGCCTTGAGCTCGTTGCGCTTCTCGTTGAACAGGAGCAACTCCACGAGGTCCATCGAGCGGACGACGACATCTCCGCCGAGAGGCGCGCAAGGCACCTCCGTTTCGGGGACGACAACCGCCGGGATGGACTCGCGGGAGATCGCCATCAGTACACCGCCGGCAGCGCTGCGAAGGTCATGTCGATGGAGCCGCGCAGGGTGTCGTCCTGGATGGTCGGCACCTCTTGGTAGCTCCAGTACGCATTCGCCACCAGGACCGTGCCGTCCGGGTAGGTGAACCGCACCGCTGTGGCGGTGGCCGTCTCAGACACCGAGCGCACCGTTGCCACATACGACAGGTCGTTGTCGAAGAACAGCGGCAGCGTGACCGTGATCGGCGAGCGACGCGTCGGGATCTGCTTGTCGATCACGTCGACCAGCGTCGTGATGTCGGCGTAACGTTGCTCGCCGCCGCCAACCTGAATGTCCTTCGTGATCTGGCCGATGTTCGTCCGTAGCCTTGACGACACGGGAATTCAGCCGGTCCCAGCCAGAGGTCACCTCCACGAAGTCGCCGACGACGACGCCATGCGAAGCCTCAAGCGTCGCGACCGCGCTGGTGGCGTTCGTGATCGCCGACATGGTTTTCGATGCGGCGTATGCGCTGGCGATTGCCACGGTGGTGCCGACTGCGAGTGTGATAGCCATGCGGCTCTCCTAAACGATGGTTTCCGGCGCAGCCGGGTGGACAAAGAAACGGGTGACGACGCGAATCCGAACGGCGCCAACGGCGGCTTCGCCTTCGCTCGTGGTGACGCGCTCGATGCTGGTCAACTGGGTTCCGTGCAGCGCCGGGACGGCACACAGCGCGGTCAGTCCCTGCGCAGCAAGCGCATGCATGGAGTCATCGACATCGGCCGTCGCGCGGACAAGTCCCTCGCACTGCACCGTCAGCAAGTGCTGGTTGGTGCCGTCGGCCATTTGGGCCTCGATGGACTCATCCTCGGCGGTGAGCCTCCAAGCCGGCAACTCGGCCTCGCTCACAGCCCACAGGCGCGATGTGTAGACA